CATCCATCGGTATCCAACGATTTTGGCGCCGGTTGGCCCAACAATCGGATCTGTTAATGCAAATTGCGGGTCAAGCGGCGGTGCGTCTTGCGGCGCCACGTCCGGCATTGCCTGCCCACGCGGGCCTGGCAAATTGGCCGACTTTGACGGGGCAATTTTAATTTCTTTACCAACCAGCGTCTGTGTGGGGAGCTTGCGAAGGGCGCGTTTTAGGTCAGCGGAGCTTTCCCACTCCATTACAAAAAGCCCATCATCATACTTGTCAGCCACTTGCTGCACCGCTTTTTGATAAAGCCCCGTTCCCCGCGCGGAGGAATCAGACATCTCTGTTTTATAAAGATGGAAGCGGCCGTCGCGCTCAAATCCGCTTATATGGCCGACCATTTTTCCGTCAGAATATATTTTGTAGGCAACGCCATCGCCGGCTTTTTGCTTGCGCAGGTCGGCCGCCACATCCGGCATCCCCTGAGCCCCCCGCGGGATCTGCTGCGGCATGCGGTTGTTGTTGATCTTGTCGTAGTCGAAGGAAAGTCCCTCGCGGCCGGTCGGCGTGAGGTCGTTGTAGCGGTCGAGGCGGAAGCTGCGCACGCTGCCGCGCGGGTTGAGGTCGCTGTAGAGCGGGTTGGCCTTGCGCTGCACGGCGGTGCCGGTGCCGATGAGTCCGTTGAGCATGTCGCGCTTGGCTTGGCCGATGCCCGCCTCGCCCGGTAGTCCATTGCGGTGGTTGGCGAGGTAGGTTCTGAGGTCCGCCTCGATGACCTGCATGTCGTTGTTGAAGATGCCTAGCTCGCCGTTATTGATCGCCTTCATGGCCGACGCGCGGAAGGCGTTGAGGTCCATGAGCACAGTCTTGAGGTGCTTGTTGCCCGTCATCTCCCAGCCAACGAAGGCCACCTCGCGCTGGATCGCCCGGATATCGCCGCGGTTGCGGACGCGGTAGGTGCCGTCCTTGCCGTCGCCGATGGCGTTGTAGTCAGCGATGAACGTCATGCCGCGCTCGCGGCTGGCCTCTAGCATGCGTGCGAAATCTCGCATCCATTTGGGGAAGTGAACGAAATGATCAAACTGCGCCGGTAGCGTCGGTCCGCTGATGATGGTCCGGCCGGAATCCGTTCTGCGCAGACCAAACTCCGTGGAGCTGGGCGCCAAGATGCGCGACGGATTGTACAGCGTCTTGGCCTGCGACGTGCGGGACGTTTCGCGTGTGCGCACCTCGCTCGGGCTGCGCCACTGCGTCTTGCCGGTTTCGTCCACATACAGGAACTCGTTGCCGACCTGTCCGCCCTTGTCCGGGTCGGGGCGCATCTTGGTATGCGGCGAGCGCGCGGCACTGTCCGGCGTGCCATCGACAGACACCTTGGTGCCACGAGCCTCGCGCTTGCCGGCCTCCTCCAGTCCCGCCAACAGATCATTGTAGGCACGCACATGCTCGATCATCCGCTTGCGCAGCACCGGCGACTGGAACAGCGGATTGTCGCGGAACAGCACCGAGGGATTGTCCAGCGGCTTGCCGGTCGTGCGGTCGAACTTGGCGCCGAGCGCCTCCAGCACGCGCGCCGAGGTGGCCAACGCACTCTCCAGCACCTTGGGTCCGCCGGCGCGGATGCCGCGGAAGTCGATGCCCTTGGCCTCACCGGCGAACTGCTCGGCGACCACCTCGTCCCGCGCCCAGTCGTAATCGTTGCCGCCCTTTTCGCGGCTGCGCTGGTTGTATTCGTCGATGCGAGCCTCGATCAAGGCGTCGCGCTCGGCAGCCTCCACCGGCTTGCCCTTCATCACGTCCGACATGGTGCGCTTGCCGCTGCGCACATCGGCGATCTCCTCCGGCGTCAGCGCCACCGCGCCCTCATGGGTGCCAAACATGATGTCGCCGTCCACAATCTTCGCCATGTATTCGCGCCCGCGCGCCTTGATGCCGTCCTCGCCATACACCTGCGAGACGTGGTTGCGCATGTCGTTGCGGATATCTCCGTCAAGGATGTCGCTGGTCAGGATGGCGTGGGCGATTTCGTGCGGCATCGAGCGGGTCGGCGGCATGTAGTCCACGACCTGCTGGCCCACCTTGACCGTGTCGCCGTCATTGACCAGCAGCCGGCGGCCCTTGGGCGCGGCGATAAATTCCGTGCGGCCATCGTTGCCGCGGATGCGAACTTCGCGGACACCATCACCTCGGTCCCGCACGCGCACCTTGCCGTCCATTGAGGCTGGTTCACCGAGATTGATGAAGACACGCGCCGTCCCGTTGCTGGCTTTTTCAACAAACACACCCGCCGCCGTCTCGGCGCCGGACTGGCGCACGTCCACGTTGGCCCGGTAGTCTGAAGCCCTCAGCGTCACAAAGTCTGTCTTGCCCGCCACCACGCCCTGCATACCGGCAATCTGCCCAAGGCGGTCGCGGCCGAGGGAAATTAGCGCAGGCACGTCGCCGTTCACCGCATGCACGTCGATCAGCATCCGGGCAATGTCGGCGTCCACGCGGGACGAGCGGCGCCCCACGGCACCGGCTATCGGCCCTGCAAAGGTGCCGAGCGTGGCGGCACCGCCGACAATAGCACCCGCTTGCTCTGCGTCCGGCGCCAGCATGGCAAAGGGCGTGGAGGCCAGCGTAGCGGCGATACCCGAAGACACCGCGTCATCGGCCAAGCGCACCGCCTGCGTCACGCCAGCGTTGTCGGCCAGCCGCGCCAGCTTGCGCGTGATCTCCGGGTTGTCGGGATTCTTAGCCATGCGACCCAGCGTGCTCTCCACACCATTGGCGTAGGGCCGCATGTAGGCAGCATATTGCGGCGGCACGGCGCCGGTGCGCAGCAAGTCGTCGGCCGCCGCTTGGCGTACGACACCGATGTTCCCTGCGCGCATCTCGCGCAGCACCATGGCGCCGGTGCCGGCCGCTTGAGAGGTCTTGCGGATCGTTCCGCCGCCCGCCTTGTAAAGTGGCACCACACCGCTCAACGCCGCCACCGGCAGCAAGACGCCGTCCATGCCGTCTGTATTGGCCGCCAGCAATGCCGAGCCACCGCTGACCGCAGACAGCGTGGCCACCTGTTGAGTTTTACTGAGTCCCGTCTTTTCGGTCACGCGGGCGGCGACGCCGGACCCAAAGTCCTCCATACCATCTGCCGCCCAAGCTAGTCCACGCTCAACGGCAGGCAGCGGCATGCCCGTCACACGAGACAGGCGACGCAGCACGCGCAGTTTGGAAAACACGCCGGCGCCCAATGGGATGGCATTGATAGGATCGACAACCATCGCTCCAACTGTCGCCACCGACTGCATAGGCTGTTGTCCCAAGACCGCGGTCTGCTCGTTTGGGAAGGTCATCGTCTTCCCGCCCATCGTCGCCTCGGTGATATTGCCGGCGTGCGAGCGTGCGTAGCTGTTTTGTTGCAGGTAGCGCTCGTAGTCGGTTTCCTTGTCCGGGCCAAACGGCGTCTCGTTAAACACGCCTTCATCGCGCGCCTTGGCGATGGCCGCCATCACATTGTCGCCATCGACCCTTTCATCGCCGGTCTTGGGGATCGACGCGGCGATCTCGCGCATCTTGGCGTCGTTGGCATTGCCTCGTTGGATGATGTCGGCGACCTTGTTTTGCCCCCAGTCGAAAAGCTGCAAAAGCTGCACGCCGGCCTTGCGCACGGTTTCCATGCCGGTGGCCAGATTGCGCGCGGCAAAACGATCTGGACGGAACAAGTTTTCCGAAAAGTTTTGCTTTATCTCCCGCCCCGCATCCATGCCGAGGCTTACAAGGTTGCCTGGAATGTCCTCGGCACCCTCAAAGAACCGCGCCACCGCGTCGTCCTGCTGCTGCCGGTGGTCGTACAAGAGCGAGTGCTCCGTGTTGGTCAAAATGCGCTGCGGGTCGCGGCTGGCGGCCTCGAGATCTTGGTAGAACTGATGCTCCTCCTGCTCCGACATCGGCTGCGCCGTGGTTGGGTCAAACGGCTCGTCCAGCGTGGCCGTTTTCCAATCAAACTCCGTATCGACGTTCACCGGCCCTTGTGTTGGCGCCGGCATTGAGCGCTGGCCAAACGTGGTCGCGGCCAGAGTTGCGGAGGTGTCGTCCTCCTCAACTGGCTGCGCTGTCGTCCAATCGAAGTCGATGGTGGCTTGAGACATTGCTAAACCTTGTCGAAAATAGGATTTCCTTGAGCGTCGTATCCGCGGAACCGCGCAGGGCGCCCTTGGCCATCACGATAAATCTTACCGGGCTGGAATCCCGGCGTTGCGGCGGCTGGTGCCGGCTGAGCGGCGGGCGCTGAAGTCTGCCCGCCGGGCGTCTCCTTGTCGCCAGACAACTTCGCCTGCGCCTTGTTTTTGGCATCCAAAGCCATGTCGTACATCCGCTCAAACGCCTTTTCAAATCCCGGCTCATCGCGCGCCTGCTCCAAACCAAGCGAGGCCGCTTGAGCCATCAATACGCGCTCACCATCAGACAGCGGCCCCTGTCCTCTGTTTCCTTGAGCTTCAGTTAGGTTGATTGCGCCCTTGAGACTGTTGAAGTCCGCGTTCCATCCTAGCGTTTCCTCGCTAGAGAGCATCGTTGGCCAGCGCCCTTGCACCGAGCCGACCCGAGAGCGCCATTTCTCTTCTCCTTTTTTAACTCCCTTATTTTTTTCATCACCGCCGCGCGGCCCTCCGCGAAGGTTGTCCATCAAGAAGATCATGCTGTCAGCGCGCTGCATAGTCTTCTGAGCGTCCTCCTTCGTGCCTTGTTCGATAGCGCTTAGTCTTGTTTCTGCCAACTTAGTTTCAGGAGCGTTTTGCTTGTCCCGCATTTGCCGGAACTCATCAGCCAGCCGTGCGGCCTCGGACGCCGGCACCTTGCTCATGTTCTTGATGTTGTCGTAGACGTAGCGCGACTGTGGATCAAGAGAGTCGCGCATGGCGATAGCTTCCTGCGTCTGTCCCGCGGCATGGAGTTGCGCGATCTGTTGGAATGGCTCAAAATTGAAGTGCACACCTCTGGCCGGCACGCTGACTGCGGCGCGGCGCACTTCAGCCGGAGTGTCATCCACCGATGCGTCTGTCGCCGCTGGGATATCATCTAGCGGAAGGGGATTGCCTTGGGCGTCGTACACCGGCGGTAGGGGTGCGTCGTCGGCTTCGGCGAGGGAATTATTTACGCTGTTCTGGCTAGGTGTCATAGGATCTTCGTTGAGTAGTTGCGGTTCAACCACCATGCCGTCTGGCGGTTGGTCTAGCGGGTATCGGCGATCTCGGCGCTGACGAGACATTAGGGCAGCATCGTGCCGTTAAAATCTGGGCCTTCTTGGGCGCGGATGTTGGCGTCTTTGATGTTTTGGCTGAGCATCGGGGCGCCTTGCTGCAAGTTATACCTCTGGTTTGCCATACGCAGGTTGCTGAATGCACCAAGGTTTCCCCAGAGGTTCTGGTGAAAAGCATACTTGTCGTCCAAGCCCATGCCGTCGTAATCAAATTGCCTTAGCTTGTCTTGCGTTATTCCGAGCTGGTCTCCAAACATGCCCAGCATTTGGTCTCCACTTTTAACGGCAGATTCCTTCTCCTTCTTTTTCATGTAGCCGCTGGCCAGACTCCCAGCCAGTCCGACTAGGGAGCCACCAATATCATCCGCCAGCTTCACATTAGCATCCGCCGTGGTCTGTGCCGCGCCAACGGCGGCGCTTCCGAGAATCTCGCCGCTTCGGTCTTCGTTCCCTGGGTTAAATGCAAACATAGTTTTATTCCTCCTGTATTCCCGCCGCTTCCCGTGCTTCAAGGCACAGTGGTGAACCCGGCACGAAAGCGCGGCAGGCTGCCGGCCGGTAATTGTAAATAGAACACGACACGCCAGAGCCGACCTTACCGGTCAGCGCCACGCATCTATGGTTCGTTGTCTTCATCAAAGGGTAGTCGGCGCGCAGCATCCATGGCGGGATGCCGTTGGCGTCGGATCGGTCTCGTCGCAGCACAGGCCAGGACCACTTGTGAGAGCAGCATGCCCCACACCGTTCACAGTCGAATCTTGCCACGTCGGGCGGAAGCCCTGCGCTTCGCTCTGCAAGTCGATGTAGGGTGCCAAGTGACTGATGTTGTTCGTCTCGCATGAGTTCTTAGGACAGTATACTGTCTCGCCCAAGTGCCGGTTGATGCAGTTCCAGCACACCGGGTAGTAGTCCGAGTTCGCGCTCTTGTCCTTGCGGTGCCGCCACACGCCGTCCGCCTTTTCGTAGCGGGTGTCGTCGTTCGGCACGCCTTCGGCTTCCAAGTAGTTCCACACGTCGGCATCCGACCAGTGGCGCATGGGATAGTATTGCGTCGGCACGCCGGCCTGCACCAAGGCGTCTTGGGCGAGCGGCACTTGGCCCTTGATGAGATCCACGTCGGCGCTCTTCTGGCCGTGAAACGCAGCATCCCATGGGAAATTGAACGTCCCGGTCGGGCGCTTCAGCGCGTCCAGCCCGCACAGGTAGCGTCCGCTGGCCAGCTCCTTGGGCTGCGGCTCCTCGGTGCCGAGGCAAAGAGCGAGCGCCTTTTGGCCGAAGGGATACAACTTCACAAAGTCAAAGCGCGGCACGCCGGTCTCAATGTCGTAGCCGTCTGTCAAGGCATAGCCGAGCGGTGCGTAGTCATACATCTCCAGATCCCACGCCTGGGCGAGCCTGTCGCTGTAAGCGTAACGGTGCCGAAAGCGCGGCTCCCGCCACTGGATCACCGGCAGCTTCGCCCCGACCTTGTGCGTGATCAGGTGCAGCATGGCGGTTGAATCCTTGCCGCCGCTCCACAGCACGACCGGATTCACGCTGGCCTCCAGCCAACGCTCCACCTTCTGACAAGTCTCTTTAACGAGTTGCTCCATAAGTTAAATAGCGATAGCGCCGATCCCGACCGCCGCGCCCACACCGCTGCCGATCATACCCATCATGCCGGCCTGTCCCGATGCGCCGGCCTGCATGGCGGCACCCTGCAGCGCAGCGTTATTATTCATCACCGAGTTGTAGCGATTCATCGCCATGTTCGTGTTGAAGGATTCCACGTTGCCAGCCTGCTGTAGCGAACCGCCGAAGATGCTGTTCACCTGGTTGGTCGTGTTCGACAGCGTCCCTGAACCCAGCCCAAACGCCGGCCCCAAGCCTTGCCGGAAGGGGTCCAGCTCGGTGTAAGCGCCCGCCAGACCAACGCGGCGCTGACGCCGTGCCAAGTCCATCTGGTTCACGCCAGCGGCAAACCCACGGCGAGCATCAAGGCGCTGCTGACCATAGGCATCTCGGTTAAGAATCTCTGCAGCCGACGAACCCGCGCTAGTGCCAAGACCGCGGGCGGCAAAGGCGGCGCGGGCCGACTGCGTTGCGTCCCGCATCTGCTCTGGCGTGAGCGACCGGCCAAGAGCCAGCTCCGTTTCCGCCTGACGTTGCAGCTCGCCCTCAATGGCATTGGGCGAAGATGCCGCCGACAGCTCCTCACCGATGACGCCGCGAGTCTTGGCGAGGTATTCGTTGTCGAGCTTGCCGGCGAGTTGATCCGCCGTGCCAAACTGCATCTTGATATACTCAGGGTATAGTCTTTTGATCGCCGCTTCTTCCTCAGCGACCTGCGCCTTGGCCACGCGAATCGACGCATTGGCCATCTTGTCGTAATTAATCGGTGCCGGCGCCGGTGGCAGTGGCTGCGGTGCTGGAATGCTTGGTCCTCCTCCCATATTATTGTCCTCCTACTTTCTTCATAAGTTTCTCCCAATAGTATACTCGCGGCTCAAAGCTCCCACGTCGGCACCAAGCCACATAGGGGTGCGGATGCGGCGCCACGCGCAGACACTCCCGCACAGGGTTTGTGCCAGCAGCGCCAGCAGCCAAAGTGACGAACCAGCAATTTGCCTCCCCGAGTTCAAACTGTTGATCCTCTGCGTTCCACCGGCAGGATTTGGCCAAGATAAAGCAGCTCGGGCTGTTCCACACATACCCCGCCGACAAGTGCTCGCCGACCGCCTCCCAAAAGTCTTGCGTCGAGTGCTTGTCCCACCACTGATGTGCTTTTTGCCAAGGGGTCATGCTTAAAACTTGATGCAATACAGCATCGCAATGTTCTTCGGCCGTGTCTCCGTGCCGCCGGTTGATTGTGTCGAATTGTCGTTGCCGTTGATCGTTCCTGAGTTCGATGCTGCCACAATACCCGTGCCGAATGCAGTCGCATTAACGCGGCTGCCGACAACGTGCGTGTGCGCCTTCAGATCATCCGCCTGCTTCGCTCCAAAGGTTCCAGCCGCCGTGCCGTCGCCATTGGTTCCGCTGCCGCGCACAAAGTAGCCGCGCAGGTCGGGAAGCGTAAAGGTCGTGGTGCCGTCGCCAGCGCCGTAGGTTGTGCCGATGGCGTCAAAGAGTGCAGCATAGGTTGTGCGGCTGACGTTGCTGCCGTTTGCAAACAGCCAGCCGCTTGGGACGCTGTTCATGGCGAAGGCTTGCACGGCACCCGCCGGCACTAAAGCGTTCTGCACGGCAGCGACCAGCTTGGCCAAAGTCACCCCGCTGTCTTTCACGCGAAACTTGTTACCGCTAATCTCCAGCGTGGCATCGTCGGTGTCCGCGGCCGTGCTAAACGTCACCGTGGCTTGATCCACGACGTCATTGAGTTTTGCGGGCGTCACGGTTTCCCCGGACGTAAATGTTCTGCCTTTGGTGATCGTTGCCATAAGTTATGCTGCGTTTCTGGTTTCCGTGGGCACCTGCGATTGCAAGGCCGCCTCGATGCTCACATTGCGTATTTCCGGCCGCTCGGCCGTCGTCTCGAAAATTAACTCCGCGGCATGGGCCTTGCGGCGGATCGGTTGTTTCAGCGTGTAGTCCTCTGCCAGGCCGCTGTCATTGGTCTGCCCGGGCACCAGCGTGATCTCGGCATCCGGGTTGATGAGATTAGCTTTGACCACAATACTGCCGTCGTCCGGCAGAACCACATCGGCCAAACTCCGCAAAAAGCGCTTGCTGCTCATCGTGCCCATGCCATAGCGCCGCGTCTTGATTGTTCCGGTCACTTGGGATTGCAGGCTGCCGGTCGGCTCGTCGTCCTTGCCGTTGGCATTTTCGTCCAGCAGATACAACTTACCGCTGCGGCGCACGTTGAAGATACGCCTTACGTTGTCGTAAGTGCCGACCACCAGCGCATCCACGCCGATTCCGTAAATGTCGCGGCTCTCCCACTGATCGTTCAGCGCGTTCCAGGTCACGACGAGGTCATTGGTGTCGTCCGGCGAATCCAGCGTCGGCACGGCCAAAATGTAGCGGTTGCTGTGCCAGATTCCAAAAGCCCGCTGCACTTTCGACTGGTCGATGCGCTCGAAAAGGTCAGCCACTGGATCACTCAGCGGGCGGGTGTCTCCGCGCAGCTTGAGGTCGAGCTGGGTGTCGAGGCGATACACGCCAGCGTCGCTTAAGAAGAACACAAACCGCCCAGCCGTCACGATGCTGTTGCGGGCGCTGCATCCAATCTCGTCGGTGACGAGTTCCAGCTTGGCCACCGCGGTGTCGATGGCAAAGGAGCTGCCGTCCGTGCTGGGAAATTGGGCGAGCGTGGCCAGCCAGATACTCTTGCGGCAAAACACCAGCGCTGCCCCTTCCACCCACGGATGCACCGCCACAATAAAGTCATCCCCGCCCGCGCCGGTGCGGAAGGATTGCCAGAAAGGATCGTATAAATCTGCGTCGAGGTAGTCGGAGATAGCCACCTGATCGCGCCCATCCGGGATGATGAGGCGGTTCTGGATATACGAGGCCCAACCCACCGAACGCATCTTGCGATAGGTCGGACCCTCAGCGGGCACGCCACCGGCAGCGCGCACAAAGCTGCCGCTTCCGGTCCAGTAAATCGGCGGTTTGACGCGGCGCACTTTGATGTTGGCCGAGACGTCGTTGGCGGTTCCGCTCGGAACGGTAATCTCAAAGCTGTTGGTGTTGAGGTTGGTCGCCAGAATGTCGAACTCATGGCCGTCGAACGCGGCAACGGAAGACCCTTCGATGCGGACGCGCTGACCGGCGCTCAGACCGTGCGCATTCACGTTGACCGTGGCCGTGGTGCCGCTGACGGTGATGCCCGAGGCATTCGTGAACTGCTGCTTGAACGTCGTGGCCGGATCAATCGGGGCTTCACGGAGGATGTAGAGGCGGTCGTAAGCCTGGACTACCGAGACATTGTCCTGCGGGTCAATCGTCTCGTCCGGCGAGCTGGGATAGCCGACTGTCACCACGGTGTCGGTGGGGCTGCTGTTGCGCCAGAGGAAGGCGCTGTCGGGACCGCACATCACGACATACTCGTTCGCGTTGTCGTAGTTGCGGGAAGCGAAGACACCCGCGCCGAAGATCCCGCCTGAGTAGGTCGTTTTGACCACTGGTCCCGCGTTGGCAATCAGCGTGCCGGTGGCATTGGCCGCCGGGGTGCTGGTCATGGTGTAGTCGAAGGTCGTGCCGCTGGCGTTGCTGATAGCGAAGTCGCCGTTGTAGAACGTGGCGTCGGGGCCGGTGGCGCCGGCGATATTCACCAGCTGGCCGTTGGTGTAGCCATGCGCCGCCGCCGTGGTCACGGTGGCCGTTGTGCTGCTAAACGTGATCGAGGTGATCGCCTTGTCCGCGGCGAGATTGAACGAAAGCGTCAGCGGCTCGTCCGCCGTTGAGATAGCATCTGCCAGCCGCTTCGCCCCTTTGCGCGTCTGCGCCACGCCACGATCGAGGCGCATGTTCACGCTGTCCTGCAACATGCCCGCCGGCAGGGTGAGGGGATTCAACCGGCTGGCGAAGCCGAGGAACCCGGCGTCGCCATCACGTTGGACTGGAGATTCAAGGGCCATTAGTTGAGGGCAGCTTTCAATTTGCTTTTAAACCGCGCCGCGTCGGCGGGGCTAATGTCGTTCTTACGCCCGGGCGCCACGTCGCCGTGCGTCAGCACGCGCGTCATGGGGATGCCCCACTGCTTCATGCGCGGGACGAGGTATTCAATCGCACTGTCCATCGCCGCATCTTCAAGCGGGTCGTCGTAGGTGTTGCCCTCCCACGAAACGCCAAGGCTCCAAGAGTTAAGGTCCGGCCGTCCCAGCCAGGAGCTTTTGCCCGCGTGCCACATGCGGGCGGTATCGTCGCCAAAGACCGTGCGCCGCCCATCGCGGGCGATCAGCACATGGTAGCTGACCTTGCTCTGCGGATTCATAATCCAGTCAACGCCACCAAGGTAGCTGCCGCTTGAGTGGTGCAGCACAATCGCCTGCGGGGTAATCGGCGACTGGCTTTTGTTCGGCGTGCTCACCCGGCGCTCGTCGTAGTTTGGCGTGCTCTTTGCGGACGTGGAGACGGTTGTGGATGCGTAGGGCCAGCTCGGCGAGGCTGGCGCTGGGCCAGTCGCAGATTTGCTGCCAAACACTTTCTTGATCCACGTCCACATGGGTTACTTTTTGTAGCCTTTGGTGCTGGGGTTGACGGTTACCGTCGCTTGCTGCTTGAGGAAGTCATAGCCCACCGTCACGCAGCCCGTGCCCAGGAGGGCAAAGGCGGCGAACAGCAGGCCAGCGGCGATATACTTAGAGGCGTGCATTGTTGTCCTTGGCGGCGATTAAGCCCCAGCCAGCCAACAGCGAAGCGCTGATGAGTCCGAGATCCGGCACCGAGCCGTTGGCCAAAAATTCGCGGCCGGCGGTGCTAAGTGACGCAATGATGGTGAGCGCTCCGAGGAGCGTAGTTTTCCAGTTTCTCATTTGTTTAGTTCCTTCCGTTTCTTCCTAATGTCGTGCAGCACGCTGATGAGCGTGGCCAGCCCGACTAAAATACCAATGATCAGTCCGCCGATACGCAGGGTGGTTTCGAGGTGGGGGAGCATGGAAAATACGGACGAGCCAAGGCTTGTGACCGTGCCAATCACGCCTTTTTCGGTCGTCGTGAAACTGTTGTGAAAATACTGCAAGCTCATCGTCCTCTCCCCTCCATGTTATTTGCGGTAGGCGATGATGGTGCCGCTGTGCAGCTGGATCGCGGTGAAAATGCCGTCGAGCGTCGTGCCGGCCTTGATCGTGTGCGCGCTGCCTTCGGTGGCGTTGGCCGCGCCGCTCAAGTTGCCGGTGAGCGTGTGGAACTTGGTGTCGGTCATCACGTCGATGCTGACAAATTCACCGCTCACGGCGTTGGTGTCGGCGATGCTGACGGCGCCCGATTGGCGGTTGGTGGTTCTGACGTTAGGGTGCATAATTTTAGTATTGGTTGACGCGGGCGGTCCACATCGTCGGTTGGTTTTGCTGGAAGACGTATTTGTCGCGCTGGCTGATCAGCTCGGATTCGGCCTTTTGCTCCATGAGCATGGCCTTATCCATCTGCCCGTCTTCTTCTAAGAGGTCGCCGGTGAGCAGATAGGCAACGGCTTTGGCGAGAACGGCGGGCACGGTCGCCGTGAGGTTGCTTGTCGTGTAAGTCTCTGGGCGGATGCGGTAGCGCACATACACCGTCGTCGGCAGGCTGGTCGCTTCGGGGAAGCGGATGGCATCACCGAGGAGCGTGTAGGGGATCTCCCGCGGTGCCACATGCGTCGCCGGGTTGTCGCGCAGCACGGCAAACACCTCGCCCATCGCCGTCTCGCCCACCTGAGCATAGTCAATATAGTAGCCGTTCGTCGTGTCGCCCTGCACCGTGCGGGATTCGACGCGGCACAGCTCCGGCCAATCGGTCCATTCCCAGCAGTCGGCAATGCGCTCATTGGCGGCGGCGACCATCATGGTGCGGGAGCCGGTGGGAATATTGGAAATATCCGAGCCGTCATTGCCCGCCCGCTGCCAGGCACGCAGAAGTATAGATTGTAAAGTGACCGTTCTCATTGCAATGCCTCCCATGTTTGAACCAACCCGTCCCGCAACTCGTCCGGCAGGCTCTCGCTGCAAACGACGAACGTGCGCGAGCCGAGCGATGCGGTGACGGACACGGCGGCGTTAATGGTTGGCCGGAAAGCTGTCGCCACTTGGATCTCGTTGCCTTCCTCGTCTTGCTGAGTCTCGTAGGCCGTCGGCACTTGACCTCCGCACTCAAGGACCACATCGGCCATCGTTTCGCCGGTGGCGAGTTGTGCGCCGAGCCATGCGAGAAGGTGCGCGGCGACTTCGCCGAGAGCGCCGACCAGCGACACCGGCTCGGCTGCGGCGTATCCGCTGCGTATGACGTAGCGGGTCAAGGCGTTATTGGCGAGGCGGAGGGTCATGCTATTTTTGTGAGGTGTAAAAATGCACCGGCTTGTAAATCGCAGGCCGACCCGCTCGACGTTAATTGGGCGTGTTGTATGCTAAGAGTCCCTGTCGCGGTGACGCGAAATTTTGCCATGCCCCCGCTGTTGTAGATACTGTTAAAAGTGCGGTTTAATATGGTTGCCCGGTAAGTCGGGCCTGCGTCTCCGTTGCTTGTAAAAGACGCGCATGCTTCCCGGTCCGCGGTTCCTGTAAAATTGAGGCGAAACTGAGGCAGCGCACCGCTTAAGCGAAAGCCAAAGTTTAGCAAATAATCGCCGGTGGCGGAAATGCTAAGAGTCAATCGGTCGGTTAAAACATCGTTATTGGCCGACCCGATGGATGCCGTTGTGACGGCGTATTGAGCGAGTGGTGCAAACCGCGCATCGCCAAGATCGCGCGTCATAAGACTCGACCCGCTCGCCGCCGTTTGGTTTGGCGCGGTGGAATTGGTGCCGTTGAGGGTTTGATTTTGCGTAAACGTGTTGGCGGTTTCCAAAAGCGGCAGCGTGCCGCTCGCGTCCGGCGCGGTCAGCGTGCGGGTGGTGCCGGTGGTGATGCCGGAAAGCTGGAAGGCTAAATTTTTGCTGCTGTCGCCGTTGTCATAAAGCAGGAAGTTGGCGTCGTTAAATACGTCGGGGAACGCACCGGCATAGCTCCAGTCTGTTGCCCGCGTGCCAGTTGTAGCTACGCGAATGTAAATGCCCGCCGGCTTGCGGTTGATCAGCCAAGTGCCCTCGGCCTCGCGCACCAGATAAGCACTGTCCACGGCCGGAGGATTTGCCGTTGGCAGCGCGCTGAAATTTTGCACCTCGCCATCCAGATACGACGATCCCCCGCCGCCGCTGGCGCCGGTGAAGTCAAAACTGCCGGAAAAAGGATTGAATTTGAGAGGCATTAGGTGCGTGTCACGGTGGCAATGTCAGCGTCATCCACGCCCGGCGTCCCGCCGACGTAGGTAAAAGTCAAAGTGGCCACGGTCTGCCCGCCGCTGCCGCCCTCCTTGTAAGTGACCGTGTCGAGATTGTTGGTGGAGCCGACATAAGTCAGCGCCACATAGTCATGCTGCGGGATATTCAGGCCGGCGATATTGCGAACTTGGACGTTGGGAGTCATGGAGTTAGGCGGCGGGTTGGGCGGTCATGCCGAGCTGCTGCTCCTGCTGCATCTGCTGCAAGGCGGGCTGCGAACCGACGCGGCCGATGACCGCGTTTTGCTGCTGCTGGAGCTGGAATTGGAAAGCCTGCGCCCTTGCGTCGATCATCTTCTTGAAGATTTCATCCTGCTGGTAGCGCTGCTGGACGGCGGGGTTGGACTGAATGATTTGCTGCAAGGTTTGCAGGCGGACTTGGGCGTTTTGTCCACCCTCTTTGAGCGGTGGCTCGGTGCCGGCGGCAATTTTGGCAAAGGCGGTCTGCTCGTCCTCGATCTCCGCCTGCGTGGCCTTGCCGATGTCTTGCACCAACATGCCGGCCAAGTTCGGGTCAACGGCTTGGAACATGTATTTCACAAGACCCGCGCGGTCGATGACGCCAAAGCTGTCCATCGGGACGAGAATCTTGGCGAGGTATTCAAGTTTTGCACCAAGCGCTTCATTATCGAGGAGGCGCGCGTCAAACTCGGCTGTGATGTCGAATCGCCCACGGATGTCTTGCGGGCTTGCGTTGAATGCCAACTGCGCATTGCCGGTGATCCGCGCAACCTCCTCGGGAGTCATATACTGCTGGGCGAGCGCCATGATCTGCACGCTGACCAGCTTCATGTCGATGAGCCAGCTATCGACCAGCTCCTGCATGTGGAGCATCGCCATGTTCGGATTCACAGCCTCGGTCATGCGGCCGAAATAGCGGTCGATGTCGGCGCGAGTCGCGGCCTCAACTTCAATGCTGCCTTGATCGAAGGCGGGCGGCTGCATCCAAGAAATCTCGCCTGGGCGACGCTCGGGGATCTGCATGGCAGGGCCAAGCACAAGGTCAAACTTGCCGCGCGCAGCGGGCGTCTTGAGCGGCGGCAAGATAGAAATGCTGGCGCGGTCTACGCGGAAGTCGCGCTGCACCTTGATCTCTTCCTGCGCGGTCTGGACAATCTCCGGGATGCCGCGGCTTTCGAGGAGTGGGCGGGTGTTGCGTTCGCGGGGCAGCTCGACAAAAGGATAAAGCCCATGGGCGTAGGGCATGATGTCATGCACAGCCGCCTTGTCGGTGATGCTGTAGCTGATGACCGTGCGGGTGACCTTGACGGCGCCGGTGCGCTCGTCCAGCTCCTTGCGGTACACATGCCAGATTTCAATGAGGTCGCGGAGCTGCTCGTAGAGGAATTGGTCCGAGCGGTGGACGTTAAGGTGGATGCGTTTCATCTCACCCTTGTGCTTCACGGCCTTTTCGACCCACTCCTTGTCCCAGCCTTCAAGGTTGGCCCGCTCGCGCAGCTCGACCTCGTTAAGCAGCTCACGGCGGGCGACGAAGGACGCACGTTGAATGCTGTCGGTCTGGATTGGGAAAATGATATCCTCCCACGCCTCTAGGGCGCGGACGACCGGCTTGCTGGAAAAGATGTAAGGCTCGTCCCATTCGACAATGCCCTTTTCGCGGAACTGGCGGACTTTGGTCGTGGAGCCGAGCGCCGGGATCACTTCGCCCATCAGCTGCGCGGCAAGCGCCTCCTGCTCAGGATCAAGCACGACCTCAAGGAGGGCTTGCAGGTTGGGGTCTTGCGACTCCTGCAGCATCGCCATGGCGTCCTCCATGGAGAACGATTTGACCTCCACCCGGGTCTGCTGCTCCCAGTCGATGGCCATCACGGCCAGCCCATAGGTCTCGCGGATCTCGGCGGCCAAGCGCACTTCACGACGCAGGTCGTCCAGGCAGTGCTGGAACATGAGCCACTTGAGGACGGTCTCGGCGGCGTTGCGCTTGTCGATGTCCATCGACTCGACCGGCTGCACTTGGATGCGGGCCTTGAAGAAGGCGTTGACGAGGGCAATCACGCGCTCGCGGATGATCTGCTCGCTCAGGAAAATCTTGGTGTCGGCGGCACCATCCCAAGGAAAAATTTTCTTCCCGTAGGCTCCGGCGTGCTTGCGTCCGTCCTCGGTCTGTCCCGGCCAGATACAGTAGCGGGTGTTGAAGTTGCGCAGCTTGCGCTGAATATAGGAGGCGCCGTCAGCGTCAGCCTGGTCGATATCACCGATGATCTCGGTGATTTTTTCGCGGTCGAGTTTGGTCACGGGACGAGTATAGTAGTGTTGCGAGGGGTGTAGTTGACCGCGGTCTCGGGGTTATGTTTCTTGAACCAGTCGCGGAAGCCACGATCTGCCCAGCAGTCGTCCCCAAGGTGTCGCTTCCACGCAAAATACGCATCGGCCGGCACGTCCATGACATGCTGGCCGAGTCCATCGACAGTGCAGTGTTCGATCTGGTCGTTGAGCTGCTTGACCTTTTGCATTTCGATGGCGGCCATGACTTGCTGGGCACGCCATCCTGTCTGCAACTCTTGTTTGACGAGATGCGCTAACTCGTCATCCATGTCGGCGACCAGATCGCCGAATATTGTGTCTGACATCCTGAAGTCTGCCCCCGCGCGTGCAGGGGCAGTGAATCAAGACGTTTAGAGGTCGCTCAGTTTGTTGACGCCGAGGTAAACGTGGAGTTCACCGGTGTCGATGTCGCTGAGGCTTTTGGCCGTCATCGACTCAACCAAGAGTTCGAC